GCCTTCGGTAACGTAAAAAATAAATTTACGCTTTGACTTTGACAAACAAATTCCTGTCTACCATGAGCATGTTCTATTAACCATATTTGATTTATTTCGTTTGCTGTTTTAAATATTTCTTTTTCTTCATCAGAAAGAATATCTAAATGTTGAACAGAACCATCATTAGCAAAAATATCTTTCCATAAACTATTAAGCTCATCTGCTTTTAAACCTTTATACTTTAGAAGTTTTTCTAAAAATCTATTCTTTACTTGATAAGAGCCGGTCAAAGTTTTATGTGTATAGACATTAGCCCTATAAGGTTCAATACTTGGAGATGTTCCACCACAAAGAATACTAGATGAAGCATTAGGTGCGATAGCTAATAGGTGTGCATTTCTCATACCAGAACCTGTAACATCAGGAGCCTCTCCTCTTTCTTCTCCTAAAACTAATGATGCTTTAGTCGCTTTAGTTTTAATATGTTTGAATGCTTGATAGTTAAAGCTTGAAGCATACATGCTTTCAAAAGGAATTTTATTTTTTTGTAGGTAAGCATGGAAACCCATAGCACCTAATCCTAAAGACCTTTCACGATATGCTGAAAAAGCAGAACGTGTAAAAGGTTCTTTACCTTCTTTAACATGACCACTAAATCTTTTGTAGTTAGCATTATAACCACCAAGACTTTCTACATCGACAGCATTATCTACATAGTGTTGTAGAACATTATCTAACATTGTAATTAAATCAGAAATAAAATCAGGGTTATCTTTCCATTCATCATAGTGTTCTAAATTAACACTTGATAAACAGCACACTGCTGTACGTTCTTCGTCAGTAGCTAAAGTTATTTCAGAACATAGATTGCTTTGTTTTATTTGTAAACCTAAATCTTTTTGTCCTTGAGGTAAAGCATCATTACAGGTATCTATGTTAACCATGTAAGGCTCTCCTGTTTCAGCTCTAACATTTAATATCTGCCACCAAAGGTCTCTAGCCTTAAGAGTCTTAACTGCTTTATTAGTTTTAGGGTCTATTAGTCTCCAGTCATCATCGTTCTGAACAGCTTCTAAAAATTCATTAGTAATATTAATACCATTATGTAAATTCAAACACTTCCGATGTATGTCTCCTCCTGATTCTTTTCTAAAGTTTATAAACTCTTCTATCTCAGGATGACTTATATTCATGTAAGCAGCATATGAACCTCTTCTGGTTGTGCCTTGATTAAAGGCTAACATCTGAGAGTCTACAACTTTTATGAAAGGGATAGAGCCAGTAGACCGGCTGTTGTTAGAAGTAGCAATACCGTTGCTCCTAACATCTCCCCAATATCCACCAATGCCTCCACCTGAACTTGCCAACCAAATGTTTTCATCATAATGAGAAGATAGACCGTCCCTAGAATCAGGTACATAATTAAGAAAACAGCTAATAGGTAAACCCCTAGCCTTATGCCCGTTTCTAGAGGTGCCACCATTACTAAGGATAGGAGTGCTAAACATAAACCACCTATCAGAACAGTATTCATACAACCGCTGAGCCAAATGAAAATCTGTTGTACCGTTATACGTTGCGGCAAAGACCGCAGCTCTTGCAAAAGCTTCTTGAGCATGAGTTTCTCCTCCTTCTTTAAATAAATACCTATCGTATAAAGTATCTAATGTAAATTTATCTAAATCTTTTTCTTTATTATAATCTATTTCTATACCGAGATAGTGTTTTTTTCCTATTTTATCTTCCATTATTTTCCTCAATATACAAAGCTATAATAGCGTAGTGAATTATTTTCATTAATTCTTTTTTCTTTTCATCTTTTTTACCGCATCTCATAGCATACTTCATAATGTTTCCTATACTAAAAGACTCACCATGTCCGGAATCTATAATCATATCAGTAGCTTGATACTTACCATTAGCATAGTGTTGTTCATAAGTAGAATCAACATAAGCTTTTATTTCTTTTAATATTTTATCTTCGTTAAATTTATATTTTCCAATCATTTGGTAATGTTTCCTCCGAGTACCATTTAAAATTATTTTTTTCCGCCCATTCAGCATGTGTTCTTTTTGTTCCATCCTTTCTTCTTTTTGCTTGAGGCATAGGAGAAAAAGGACTAGAGAATAAAAATACTAACTCTTGATTATGTTTTAAAGATTTTCTAATCCAAACATATTTATTGTATTCTTGATAATCCCAAAACCTACCTTTAGCTTCTAACAAGTATTCTATGTTATCAATAACTTTTGTAAAGTCTGGTTCATAAGAATGCTCAACCACATAGTTTACTTTGTCCCCATGATGTTCCCATGATTTTAAAGTTTCGCTGTGGAGTTTATATTCCCAGTTTGAATCATAGCCTTTAGGTATATTCTTTTCTACTGGTCTTATTTTTCTAGGTTTCCTGAACCCTCGCATCTTTTAGGATATCCTTTAATGTTATTTCTTTTAAATCTTTTTTCTTAATTAATCTTTTAATATATTTAACAAACCATTTAAAAGAAAAAGACATGTGTATTAATTTATTGTTTGCATAAATATGTGTTTGTTCTGGTAACAAAGAATCAATATCTTTTATGGATATTTTATTTCTTTCTTCTTCTGAAAGATGACTACCTAACCATTCAATAAACATTTCTTTTGCTTTAGTTTTTACTTGTCTTGTTTTAGTAGCATTCATAATACTGCTGAATCATAATTCTTAACTAGCTTCCAATAGTTTAGTAAGCTGTTAAACATTTCTTTATGTTTTTTGTGTGTTTCTTTTTCCCATACATGAGATAAGACTATACTTGTGTCTGCTCTATCTATAAAAATAGAAACTCTTTCAGGCTCTTCTACATTACAACCTTGTGCATAAGCTGATAACTGCATACCATGTTCATCATAAACTAACTTAGCAGGGTCTTTATCTTCTAAGTTATCTTTGGTTTTAAAGTCTACAAAGATGCCTGATTTAGAATACAAATCTATTTTACCTCCGTAGCCATTACTAGCACAGAAAGAATCTTCAGCTATCCACTCTTCGTTAGGAAAGTTTTCATCTAACCAAGACTTAATAACTTCATAAGGTTTAGTTTTATTACCCCCTAAGAATCCTTCTTCTATTTGTGCATGTATTATTGTTCCTCGCTTAGCTGCTTTCAAACCAACTTCTCTACCGGCACTTTTACATTTACTTATATAGTCTTTATCTTCTTTATCTAAAGTTAAAGATGCTTCTAAGGCTTGGGTAATTTTCCAATTTTCTAAAGAAGGTTTAGCCGCTATGCCTATAATGGTAGTAACAGAAGGAACATAACCTTCTCTTTTAGCATCTCTAAGAGTTGTGTTTCTTTCTTTACCATTGGCACCTATAATAGTATATACAGGCTTTCCTTCTTGGTCATACCAGTGTCCTGCTTCTGACTTATAATCATTTTCTTTCGTCATTATTTAAATCCTCAAATGTTTTAAATACGTCTGTTGTAAATAGTTTTTGTATGCTTACTAACCACATTCTACTTGCGTTATGGTCTCCGCCACTTACAGACTTTTTAAAATCTAATTTTTCTATTAGCTTTTTTAGTTTAGGAACATCAAATATAAAAGTACAAAATATATTATCTCCTATACAAAGATTATGAAACCAGTAATCTGCTTCTGTTGCTTTTATTCCAGAAGGTTTACCATAAGACTGATACTCAATACAGATATTACCTGTCTTCATCCACATACCTCTTTCAGACTTAACTTCAATTTTTTTGTTTTGAAGCATGTCTGCTATTTTATCTTCTCGAACCTGACCATACTCTAGGTCAAGGTCAAACTTTTTTCTATCTTCTTTAGTGGGTTTCACTCCAGTTACTCCCTATCTTATACTCTCCGTCTAACGGACAGCGAAGTTTGTAATAAGTACCAGCTTCTTTTATAGACTGCACTGCTAAGTTTCCTACTGTTTCTGACTGGCTTTCTTTTACTTCAATCTGCCATTCGTCATGAATATTTGCAACAAACTTATAATCTATACTAGCAAGTTTTAATTTTTCATCAAGTAAACACAAAGCTTTTTTCATTACTATTGCTCCACCACCTTGAAGTAAAGTATTTAAAGCAGCATGTTGATGTCTAAGAATAATCTTTCTACCATCTAGTCCTTTAACGAAACCTTTTTTAGATGCGTTTTGCACTCGTTCTCTAAGAGAACCAAATGATGGTTGACCAGAGAAGAAACGTTGTTTAAGTTCTTTGCCATCTCTTTTATCTCCGTCAATAATTGAACCAATTTTTTGGTCTCCTGCTCCGTAGATAAGTGCATAGATGAAAGTCTTAGCCTTATCTCTTGATTT